GGTGACGCAGATGGAGCGGAGGCCGCCTTTGAGGAAGCCGCCATCATGGATGATGCTGCAAGCTATGCGGTAGTGCCTGCCGCAGCCACCCCGAAGGTCTCCGGCGTCAGCACCTCGAAAGACTGGGAAATCGTCGAGATCGACCCCAAGGCGGTCCCGCTGGCGGTGGCTGGCATTGAGCTCCGCCCGGTCGATCAGGCCGCTGTTATGCGCCTCATCCGTGCCTCGAAGGGCCAGATCGAAATTCCCGGCATCACCTACCGTCAGGTCGCAAAAATGAGCTTCAGGGGGTAAAAGAATATGTCTACTGCTATGAGCAAAGCTGAGAGCAACGCTCTCGTTGTCAGCTACGATGTTCTGGGCACGCACGTTGAGCTGGATTTGGATTTCGTGAAGAAGTACCTCGTTCGCGGCAGGGCAGAACTGGTAAGCAATCAGGAAATCGTGTTCTTTATGAGCACCTGCCGCCAGCAGAAGCTCAACCCGCTGGTTCAGGGCGAGGTCTACCTCATCAAGTACAGCAAGGATGACCCGGCGCAGATGGTCGTTGGCAAGGATGCCTACCTCCGCAGAGCATTTGACCACCCGGACTACCTGTTCAAGAACGACGGCATCACGGTACAGCGTGGGAACGAGATTATCCAGAAAGAGGGATGCTGCCTCTATCCGGGTGAAACTCTGGTTGGCGGCTGGTGCCGCGTTACCTTCATGCGGAACGGCAAGGAACGCACTGCATTCAAGGAAGTTGCCTTTGCCGAGTACAACAAGGGAAAGGCAAACTGGAACTCCAAGCCTGCCACCATGATCAACAAGGTCGCTGTCAGCCAGTGCGTGAGGGACGCTTTCCCGAAGGACTATGAGGGTGTGTACTCCGAGGATGAGATGATTGCATCTGGCGCTATCCCGGCGGAATACAGGGAGTTGGATGACCCGAAGCCGGAAGAACAGCCGGCCGAGGAAGAAGACCCGGTCATCTCGCAGGAGCAGCGCCAGCAGCTTTTCAAGGCGGCGCAGGCAAACTTCGGCAAGGACAAAGGCAACGCCGTGGTCAAGTCCATCATCGAGGAGATGGGGCTGACCTCTACGACCGGCATGAAGATGTCCACCTACAACAAGGTGGTCGAGCGGCTGGTCGAGATCTGCACGGCCCACAAGGCGGAGCTGGAAGCTGAGGAAGGCACCAAAAATGACGGTGCGGCTGAAGAATAAAGCCACCGGCGGAAAAGGAAGGTGAGAGGATGCCGTGGATAAGCGTACATCAGGAGGTGGACGGTACGAAGCTCCGTAGATTATACCGCGCCATCGGGTGTTCCAAGTTTGAAGCCCTCGGCATCCTGAACTTCCTGTGGTTCTGGGGCATGAAGAACGCCGATGAGACCGGGCTGGTCAAGGATGCCGACCTCGAAGTCCTGAGCCGATACCTGTACGGCTGCGGCGAGGACTGCCAGCTCGACATGGGCAAAGTGGTTCAGGCCCTTGTGGACACCGGCTGGATTGATGTGGTGGCCGACGGCTTTTACATCCACGACTGGGACACATGGCAGGAGCAGTGGTATAAGCTCCAGAAAAACCGCAGGCTGGATGCTGAACGAAAGCGGAAAGCCCGCCAGATGGAGCGTGAGGCTGCAAAGCCTGCGCCGAAGACCCCGGAGCCGGAACAGATGGAACTTCCTGTGGAGCCAGAAGCCAAGCGGCCAGCAAAGCCGAAACCTGATAAGAAATCCTATGCGGAGTTCGTGAAGATGAGCGAAGCGAACTACGACCGGCTCGTGAAACTGTACGGCAAAGCCTTTGCGGATGCCTGCATTGTGGAGCTTGACAACTACAAGGGCGCACGAGGAAAGACCTACAAGGACGACTACCGCGCCATCCTCTGCTGGGTCGTAGACCGGGTTAAAGAAAAGAAACCGGGCCTGCTTCAGCAGGGCGCAAGCGAATCTACGCCGGCTGAAGAAAATCCGTTCAGGGAGTGGGGTGAGCAGAATGGGTGAGTTTGATGGCCTGCTGCAAGGCGTTGTTCGTCAGGCGCAGGCGGCAAATCAGCCGGAGAACGGTGATTACTACGACGATGAAGGGTTCCTCGTCTGCGGGAACTGCCATACCCGTCGGCAGGTAGAGGTCAATATGCCTGACCTGAAGGCTGTTCCGTTCGACCCCAAGAAGAAAGTTCGGGTCAAAATGCCGGTGTCCTGCCGTTGCAGGGCAGAACGGAGGAAGCAGGAAGAGCAGATGCTCATGCAGGACCGGGAAATGCGGGCAGCACAAGCGCTGAAACAGCAAAGCCTCATGGACGAACGCCTGCGGGACATCAGCTTTGACGGGTTCCAGCAGACCAAAGACAATGCCTACAACCTGAAGCTCTGTCTGCGGTATGCGAAGCACTTCGATGAAATGCTGGCAAAGAATCAGGGGCTTTTGTTCTACGGCGGGGTCGGGACGGGCAAGACGTTTGCTGCGGCCTGCATTGCAAACCATCTCCTGAGCCTGCGGGTCCCGGTGGTGATGACCTCGTTTGTAAAGCTGCTGGAAACCATGCAGGGTTTCAGTGAGGATGACAGCGCCCTGATTGCCCGGCTGAACAGGGCAAAGCTGCTCATCATTGATGATCTCGGTGCTGAACGCAGCACGGACTTTGCGCTGGAAAAGGTCTACGACATCGTGGACAGCCGGTACAGAGCCAAACTCCCCATCATCCTCACCACGAACCTGAGCATGACCGAAATGAAAGAATCTGCGGACATCCGCTACACCCGCATCTATGACCGTATCTTTGAAATGTGCTACCCGATGCAGTTCACAGGTCGGTCGTGGAGAAAGGCGGAAGCGGCCCGCAGATTTGACGAGATGAAGAACTTTTTGGAGGGCAACGATGGATAAAGTTATCATCGCAAGCGTTGAGGACCGGCTGACGGTAGCTGCCATCCTCGTAAAGAACGACTACACCGTCCGGCAGGGCAAGCAGCTCCGGCAGGGCAAGAAAAGCTACGAATACTATCTGGAGTACACGCCGAACGACAAGCCGAAGCAGGCGGCAGGGGAATGAGGACGCAATTCTGCATCTACGGGGAGCCGCGAGGTAAGGAACGCCCGAAATTCTCAACCGTATGCGGCCATGTGACAGCCAGAACCCCGGAAAACACGGTTCTGTACGAAAACCTCGTAAAGACCGAGTACAGAATCCAATCCGGGGTTCGGTTTGCTGATGACGCCATGTTGAGCGTGAGAATTTTTGCGTTCCACTCCGTTCCGAAATCGGTCAGCAGGAAGAAGCACCTTGCTATGATCGACCGCCTGATACGCCCGACACGAAAGCCCGATTGGGATAATGTGGGCAAAATCATCTGCGATGCCCTGAACGGCATTGCCTACCGCGATGATGCCCAGATCGTAGACGCACTGGTTCGGAAGTTCTACTCTGACACCCCGCGTGTTATCGTTGAAATCTCAGATATACCGTATGAACAGTAAAGGAGAATGACTATGAGCGACAAAACGTATGTGCTGTCCCTGAGCGCGGACACCTTCAACGCCTTCAAGATGGACTTCGACAGCGCCCTCCAGCGCTTGCTTCAGAAGATGGACAGGCTCCAGAGCGACAGCGCCTCCATCAACTGCAAAATCAGCGTGGCACTGACTCCGGCTCCGGAACGGAACTTCGATGCAACGCAGGAGGGGGACACCGTGCAGGTGATGAAGCCCAGCTTCAGCCACGAGATCAGCACCGAAATCAAGGTCAAGGACAAAACGACCGGCAACCTCTCCGGCAACCGCAAGCTGGTGTGGGATGAGGAGCTGATGGAGTATGTGATGAAGGACATCGACGATGGGCAGACCTCGCTTTTCGACACGGCACAGAACCGCCAGAATGCTGCACCCCCTGTGGAGCAGGAACCGCCCCAGCTCCCGGAAGGCATCGTGGATGTTGACTACACGGTCATCAGCGATGACAAGGGCTACATCCTGCGCAACCCCGATAAGTGCGGCATCAAGGACCAGTGGGGCATCCTCAAAGTCCTTGTGGGCGAGCGGATGACGGTGAGCCGGAGTTCAGGCCACTGCTATGCGGAGACCGCAGACGGCATCATCGCCCTTGGCTCTGCCTACCTCGCAGAAGACCCCCGCTATGTGGATGACAGCATTCTGGAGCCTCATCTGGCAGAGAAAATCGCCTGCAACGGCTTCGGCACGGTTCAGGTCGGCGACCATGAGGAGCCGGAGAAGATCGTGGTAGAGTGTCTGGAATGCGGCGGCATCCTGCTGAAGGTGGAGAACCCCAACGCCCGGAAGGGTGATGCCGAATGAGGTACGGAACCTGTTTTCTGTGCGGAAAGACCGGTTGGCTGGAGGAACACCACGTTTACCCGGGGCCATTCCGGGATAAGTCCGAAAAGTATGGCCTGAAGGTGGGCCTGTGCGGCGAGAGCTGCCATCGGAACGGTCGGTATGCGGCGCACCAGTGCAGGGAAACCTCCGATGCCCTGAAGCAGTTCTGGCAGATCAAGTACATGATGGCCCACAAAGCCAGCGTCGCAGACTTCCGGGCGGCATTCGGGAAGAACTATCTGGAACTCGACTACTACGATGATGAAAGGAGCTACCCTATGAACATTATTGCCATCAGCGGCCGCTTGACACGCGACCCAGAACTGCGCACCACTCCCAACGGAAAGCCCGTGGTGGAGTTCACGGTTGCGGTTGACCGGCCCGGCGTTAAGGACCAGACGGACTTTATCGACTGCGTGGCGTGGGAAAAGAAAGCTGAGTTTGTCGCCCGATATTTCAAGCAGGGAAAGCGTATCGAGGCAAGCGGTGTCCTTACCACACGCACCTACGAGAAAAACGGGGTGAAGCGCAAGCGGACGGAGGTTCGCTGCGATCAGGTTTTCTTCGGCGAGTCCAAGAAAGATAGCGGCTCCACCCCGCAGGCAGCGCCGGAACCCACGAACGATGATTTCCGCCCGTTGCCCGATGATGATGACATCCCGTTCTGAGAAAGGAGAACACATGGAAGAAAATAAGAATCCCCTTATGGGCCATGTCGTAAAGGTCCCTGCACAGGTGTCCGGCATCCCTGACGGAGTGCAGATGACGGTGAACGCAGCCGTGACCACCTTTGCGGCGGTCAATGGCAAACCGGCTGGCATCGAAAGCATGGGTACGGCAGAATGCAATATGCTTGCCAGCTATACGCGGGGAACGGTCTCGTTCTCTGTCCACGGGGAGAAGCCCGTTATGGTGAGCGTCCGTCTGGATGAGTTGATGAGACTCTTGCAGGCTGCTGCTGTATGTCACCACGAGCAGGAAGACAAGAAGAATGCTGAGGAGGAAAAGGCATGAGAAAGCTGTTTACGTCTGAGTCTGTGACAGAGGGCCATCCCGACAAGGTGTGCGACCGTATCTCTGATGCGGTGCTGGATGCAGTGCTTGCTGTTGACCCGAACGGCCGGGTGGCCTGTGAGACCTGCTGCACCACCGACACGGTGTTCATTGCAGGCGAGATCACGAGCAAGGTCGATGTGGATATTGAGGGCATTGCCCGGTGGGTCCTGCGTGACATCGGCTACACCGGTGGGGCATCTGGCTTTGATGCCGATACCTGCAAGGTCATGGCGTTCGTCCACAAGCAGTCCCCCGATATTGCAATGGGAACCAGCGACACGGTGGGCGGCGCAGGCGATCAGGGCATGATGTTCGGCTATGCGTGCAGTGAGACCGAACAGCTTATGCCGCTGCCCATCATGCTTGCGCACCAGATGGCCTACAGGCTCACCCAGAGGCGCAAAGACGGGACCATCCCCTTTATCCTCCCCGATGGCAAAACGCAGGTAACGGTGGAATATGGGGAGGATGGGAAGCCCTCACGCATTGACACCATCGTCATTTCCACCCAGCACTACGAAAATGCAACAGAAGAACAGCTTCTGGAGTCTCTGACGGAGCACGTCATCACCCCGATCCTGAAGTATGCCAAGCACTTTGCCGGTGTCTATGGTGGTGACCTTGACATTGATACCTACAACCTGTACATCAATCCTACCGGGCGTTTTGTGCAGGGTGGCCCTGCGGCAGACACCGGCTTGACCGGGCGGAAGATCATCGTGGACACCTATGGCGGTTATGCTCCCCACGGCGGTGGTGCATTCTCCGGTAAAGACCCCACGAAGGTTGACCGCAGCGCGGCGTACATGGCACGGTACATCGCCAAGAACATCGTGGCTGCCGGAATCTGTAGCCGGTGTCAGGTACAGCTCGCCTATGCCATCGGGGTGGCCGAACCCGTGTCCGTCCGCATCGACACGTTCGGAGGAGCAGATGAGGAAAAGCTGGTCAAGGCTGTACAACAGTGCTTTGGTCTGACTCCCCGCCAGATCATCGAGCATTTTGACCTGCGCCGTCCCATCTACGAGCAGACATCCGCCTACGGTCATTTCGGCTGTGTAACAGGAATCGTTCCCCCGTGGGAGAATACCGACATGGATGAGCAGCTGTGGAAAGCGTACTGTCAGGAATAAGCTCACCGGAATAGCAGAAGCGTAAGAGTAAGGGCAAGCCGCTTCTCCCCGGAGGGGGAGGGGCGGCATAGCCCGTTATGGGAGGTTTTGATATGGCACAGGAAGACATGAACATTACCATTTCCCCGGAAATGTTGCAGGAGATCATCCGGGTCGCATCCGAAACGGCCATCGAAAAGTATCAGCGCGAGGCTGAGAAAAGCCGGAAGGCCGTCAGGGACAAGCGCCTGCATAACACCAAGCTGCTGCTTCAGAACTACCACTGCTTTGTAGAACACAGCAAGAGCGCTGTATATGAGGCCAGCCAGCTCTCGGAAGACGATGACTTCGAGGAGTTGATGGAGGAGCTGATGAGCCAGACGGATGGCAGGGTGAGGGTCCCGGTGGTGAGGAGCATTCAGGAGAGTGCTGCCCACACCCGCATCATCGTGCAGCACATCGACCGTATGCTGGAATACTACAAGTTCCGCTGTGAGCATTCCAAGCGTGCGGAGGAAATGCGTCGGTATCGGACGATTTACGACCTCTACATTGCCCCTGAACCCAAGACTCAGCAGCAGATCGCCGATGAAGAACACGTCGATTTGTCAACCGTGTTCCGCGACCAGAAGGCGGGCATTTCCAAGTTGAGCGCCCTGATTTTTGGATGGTTGGACTAAAATTTTGGCAAAGTTGCAAAAAAGTTGCTATTGCAGTGCAATTACCACTGTGGTAAGATACGAAGCGTGAACCGATGTGTCACTCCGAAAAAACCGTGAGCGGCATATCCCGCCTCGCATCAAGATGTAAAGCCAAAATATTCGCAACAGAAGCCAAACCGATTGACTCCGGTGGGTAAAGGGTTAGAATGAAGATAGACCCAAAATCTTACCGAAAAGGTCAGGAGGTGCGACAGATGGAACGAAAATCCGATAAAGTTAGACGTCTGGTTGCAGACGGCGACTTCAAAGGGGCTTTGCGGATTGCAAAGGACTTCAGGCTCGGCATCACGAAGGAGCAGTCCTCCACGATGACAAGAGCGTATGAGTGCATGGTCCACGGAAGATTCTACAAGCAGCTCGGCTATGATCTCGATGAGAAGATAGCTGAGGGCGTGAAGATTCTGGTGGGCTTGTACGGAAGGAGCGAGGCACATGATTTACACCAGCCGGTACAGTAACCCGGAACTCAAGACCGGGAACTACACAGTCGTTGGGATAACACGGGGAGCGCCTAAGTTTCCCCTTCGGTATACGCTTGCAGGCAACATCATGGAGATCGCGCCGCCGGGTTATCTGTTCAACGAATACAACCGGGAGCGGTTCACGCCGCCCTACTTCCAGCACATGGACAGAGTAGGGACGGCGCGGATTGCTCAGATTCTCCAGCATTATGAGGACATGGGCAAGCCCGTGGTGCTTTGTTGCTACGAAGATGTCCGAAAGCCCGGAGAGTGGTGTCATAGACTGGTGTTCGCAGAATGGTGGCTCCAAAGAACAGGAGAAATGATCGAGGAGCTGCCCGACCCGTCACCAAACAAGTGGGCGAAACAGCCTGAACCGCAGAAAGCGGTTGAGCCTGATGCAGTCCAGATGAAAATGTGGTAATACCCGCCGATAGCTCAGAAAGTAGAGCACCTGACTCTTAATCAGGGGGTCGCACGGTTCAATCCCTGCTCGGCGGACCAACCATAGGGAGTCATGTTGGAAACAGCATGGCTCCCATTTTTTATGCCTACGAACAAGGGCTTTCCAGACGCTCACGTCTTTGGAAACAACCCACCCTCTGGAAAGCAACTGCTCCAGTCGAAACCAGAGGGGCAAATTTGAAAGAAAGGTCGGTGATATGAATGGCAAAGTTCCAGAACCCCGGAGCGTTCTTCCTCGGAACTCTGGTTGCTCAGGAGCAGAAGTTCCTGAAGCCGCTGATTGAAAATGCCCGCAAGCAGGGGTACACCCGGTTCGTTGAGCCGTGCGCCGGCGCTTTCGCCATGTCGCACATCGCGGCGCAGTGTGGGTACAAGCCCAGCGAGATTGAGGCCAGCGACGTTTCGATGTTCACCTCCATCATGGGATATGCTATCACGGGCCAGTCCCTTGAGGAGCTGGAAATCAGAGCGGATGGCTTCACGAATGAGGAACTGCTCGACCCTGCGGTTGCCCTCTATGCCCAGTTGTACCTGCGAACCGTAAAGAACGCCGGGAAGGAATACTTCTACGGCATCATGCGCGATCTGGAATACCGCAAGGAGGAACATCTGGCGGAAATCCGTGCACAGCTCGACAGGGCCAAGCAGTCCTTGCATGGGATGAGCTACCGCCCACTGGATATGTGGAAGCACCTTGAAACGTGCTATGATGACCCCCACTGTCTTGTGGTCGCAAACCCGCCCACCTATGCCGCTGGCTTCGAGAAGTGGTATGACACCGGCGGGCGCATGACGTGGAAAGAACCTGAGTACGGCATCTTTGACCCGAAGACCGGGCTGACTGAGCTGTACGACAAGATGAACGATGCCAAGTGCCTTCTGATGTGCTACGAGGAGAACGCCCCGGGCCTCACTGCCGGGCATCCTGTCTTTGCCCGGTATGGTGTGCGTGACGGCATCAACGTGTACCTGACTACCAACCGCCCGGATGAGGCGACCATGCTTGCCGAGGGTAAAATGATTACCCGCCCGAACGAGGGCAAGCTGGAGCCGCTGGATTGCAGCATCCTGCCGCGTGATTATGAAATCACCCGCAAGAGCAAGATTCAGATTACTCAGATCGAGCGCACCGCCGCCCAGTATTACAGAAAGCTCTGGACGCACAACTTTGTCGGTTCGTCTGCGCCTATCAACATGGCCGTCCTCATCGACGGCAAACTGGCTGGCGTGTTCGGGCTGGATAAGTCAGCGCTCACGATGGGAGCCTTCGGTACGCAGGTTTCCGATGCTGTGTTCCTCATGTACGGCATGACCGTTCCCCATAAGACCTACCGGCTGGGGCGGCTTCTGACCATGCTGGCACAGAACAGGCCGCTGATTATGAACATCTGCACGGATTTGGAGAAGGAAAAGGCCAAGTCCCTCAAGACGGTGCAGATGACCAAGTACCCGGAGGCCAAGGAAATGCGGGGGCTGATGGAGTTGACCAAGAAAGTCCCGGATAAGAAGATGGGCTACCGGCTCACATACGAGTCGCCATTGTACGACAGAAACGCCAAACAGGCATTGAATGAATGGTTAGGGAGGGAAGAACGATGGCAGAAACAGCGCGAGAAAACCAAGTCAGCAGCGCAGCCGTAAAGTATGAAACGGTCGCCGACATGGGTTCCGGTCTGGTCATTGCCAAAGTAAAGCTGACCGACTTCCGCGAGCAGGACATCAACGCTCGCATTATGAAGACTGAGATGCAGAAGCAGCTCACCGACAACATCAAAAAGCGGGGCCAGCTTGAAAGCCTCCCGTTCTGCGCACTCATCGACGGCAAGATCGAGATTATCTCCGGCCACCACCGCATCCGTTCTGCAAAGGACAGCGGTGTGCTGACGGAGCTTTTTGTCATTCTGGACACCACCGGCCTGCGGCGCTCTCAGGTGGCCGCAAAGCAGTTGGCGCACAACGCCATCAGCGGCTTTGATGACCAGTCCACCCTGAAGGAAATCGCCAAGATGATCGACGATGTGGACGATATGCTGGAAAGCTACATTGGCAAGGACATCATCGGTGAGCCTATGGCCGAGCTTGAGAAGCTGCTGTCCCCGAAGGTGGAGTTCGACTGGAAGAACGTCACGTTCACCTTCCTGCCGCACCAGCTCCGCGATCTGGACCAGCTTGTGAAGGTTCTGGGTTCCCTCAGCCCCGATATGCTGGGCGTTGCCGATATTGACCAGCACGAGGAATTCGTCGAAACCATCACGAAGTATCAGCAGTTTGCCAACGTCAAGAACACCGGCGCTGCCATCCACGCCATGATTAAGGCCACCGAATCCCTGTTCGATGACCTTCACTTCGATGAAAGTCAGGAGTGGGTGCAGTTGCCCAACCTGTTCGGCTCTCCGGCCATCCCCAAAGAGGCTGCTGATACCATCACGCAGGCGCTCGACAAGATGGTCAAGGAGGGCGAGATCGGCCCGAAGAACAAGTGGCAGGCCCTTGAATACTGGGCTGCGGATTATCTGGCAGGGAAGTAGGTGATAGCAAATGCCTACGCCTCTAAAGTACAATCCGGCGTACCACGATGACTGGGCATGGTCACTTGCTATCAAGGGCGCAACAGATCAGGACATTGCCGATGCCTTCCATGTTTCGCGTAGGACCATCATCCGCTGGCGGCAGACGTACCCGTCGTTCAATACGGCCTGTCAGAGCGGAAAAGAAGTCGCCGACGCAAAAGTAAAAAAATCTCTGTTTGAACGCGCTGTAGGCTTTGAATATCAGGAAAAGGAAAGCGTCATTGACGTAGACCCTCGGACTGGTGAGCAGAAGCCGGTCCGGGTCAGAACGCTCACGAAGAAAGCCGTTCCCGATACAATGGCGCAGATGTACTGGCTCAACAACCGATGCCGGGATGAGTTCTCCCAGACCCAGAAGGTTACGCTTGACGGAGCTGTTCAGACATCCCCGTTCGATAACCTGACGGATGATGAACTCCGCCGTTTGGCTCAAATGGACGAGGGCCTTGATGGCGACGCGGAATAATGTTTCGCCTGCCAAGCGTAAGTACCTCGGCTCAAATGCCCGGATTGCGCTGGCGAAACGGCACTACGCCGATTATGTCCAGTACGTCCACATGGGCAGGTGGAAAAGAGCCAGACACCTCGACCTCGTGTGTGAGAAGCTGGAAAGCATCATGGAGGGGAAGACCAAGCGGTTGATGATATTCATGCCGCCGCGCCACGGCAAGTCCATGACCGTGACCGAAACCTTCCCCTCGTTCTATCTGGGAAAGAACCCAGAGAAGCGTGTCATCGAGATCAGCTACAGCGGCGACCTTGCCCAGCAATTCGGCAAGCGGAACCGCGATAAGGTCGAGGAGTTCGGTCCTGCGCTGTTTGGGCATACCATCTCCCAAGTGCAGGCCACCAAAACGAACTGGAACCTCGACAACGGCATGGGCGGCATGATCTCCGTTGGTATCGGCGGCTCCATCACCGGCTATGGCGCAGACCTGCTTATCGTCGATGACCCCATCAAGAACCGCGCCGAGGCTGAATCTGCCACCTACCGCGATAAGCTGTGGGACGAGTACCAGTCCACGGTGAGTACCCGACTGCACGCAGGCGGCGCTGTTATCATCATCCTTACCCGCTGGCACGAAGATGACCTTGCCGCCCGGCTCCTGAACCCGGAGTACGGCAAGGTTGAGGACTGGGACATTATCTCGCTCCCGGCCGTTTGCGAAGACCCGGCTACCGACCCTCT